ATCGAGGGAGTCCTCCATAAAGGCTCCAAGATGATCATCTCAGGGTCATCCAAGGCAGGTAAAACACTCTCCCTCCTACACCTCGGCCTAGCCGCCGCCAACGGGTCCACCTGGTTAGGCCACCGCACAGCCACCTCGAAGGTAATCTACCTCGACTTTGAACTTAAAAAACGCATTGCCGCCCGCCGGATAGCCGAAATGGTCAATGCGAACTCCGACTATGACCCCAAGAATCAAAACTTTATGTACTGCTCCCTCCGTGGCCAGTCCCGTACCCTCGAAGACCTCGTACACCACATAGAAGACCTCGAGGACCACCGCCCCGACCTCGTAATCGTAGACCCCTTCTATAAGCTCGCAACAGGGGCAGATGAAAATGATGCCGGTGCTATCGGGGAAATAGTCAACCGCATGGAGAAGTTCTCCGAGCGTCTCGACTGCTCCTTCGTCTATGCCCATCACTTCTCCAAGGGAAACAAGTCTGACACGGACCACATTGACCGGGCAAGCGGGTCAGGCGTGTTTGCCCGTGATCCCGATGCCATCCTTACCCTAACACCCCACGAAGAGGAGGATCACCTTGTACTCGAAGCAACCCTCAGAGACTTCTCAACCCCTCCTCCTCAAGTCGTAGAATTTTCATGGCCGAATTTTATTCATAAGCCCGATATGGAACCCAAACTCAGAAAGCCAGGTCAGTCGAAGGAATCTAAAAGATTAAACGATAAACTCACCACAGCCCTTATCGAACTACTTAAACCTAATTCGATCATGGGATTAAATAATCTCCGAACCAAACTTGAGGAGAAAACAGGGGAGCCAATTACACGAGATAGACTGGTAAATCTGATTAAAAAAAGCCGAAATATTAGTGTACTAAAGACCGAAAAAGGTAAAGAAAACATCTACTCTTATACCGAATAAAGCTGTCTCAACTCTGTCTCAAAAGTAGTAGTGGAGGCCTTATAGTATAACACCACTACTAGTAGTAGTTGAGGCTGTAAGTAGTAGTTGCTCCTTTAGCAGAGCAACCTACTACATTTGCACAGCCTATAGGCGACCACTAGTCAGATTATTAGACTGAATGATTTGATCGAAAAAGCCGACACTCGGGAGAGGAGAATACACAGGCAAGAACCCTATGCTCGTAAAAGGCTTTGATCGGGTAAAGATGAGTCAGAGGACTCGCTGGATAGGGAAAAGGCTTTCTAGGGTACTCTACGGGGCTTAAAACGCTATTTCTGTGGATTTACCTACATACATCTCTACAGGAATAAATATCTGACACTGCTAACATATCTGACACTGCTAACCTGCAAAGCGTATAACCTACTGACACAGCCAACCTGCAAAGCTGGCAATCCAAGGATTGCAGGTCAGGCGGATGTCTCTACATCCGAAACCTCAGCATCGACTACCTTTTCATCTTTAAGGTTGGCAAGCTCGGCTCGGATTTCGTCCAGGCTCAAGGATTTCTTTACCTCGATGGTTTGGGTAGGCTCACCTTCGTACTGGCGATGCTTGTCGATTAATATGCCTGTGGCGATTGGGAGAACACCTGATGGGATTTCATCGTCATTAAGCTTCGTAATAAGCTTTTCTACGGCGAGATGGGTCGCAGTACCAATTAAGGATCGTAAATGCTTTTTAGACTCCTTCAGCGTATCTCCTTCACGGGATTTAACAATAGCTATGGTATGAGGAGAAACTTTACAGGTTTTGCATATCTGTTTGATTGTCGATCCCTCTGCCAACATTTTAACGACCAGGGCATAATCCTGTGGTCTTTGATCGAAGAACTTTTGTCCTGTAAAGATGTTTGGACAAGCTTCCTCGGTCTTCAGATTTGCCGGAAGGTTCTCTGCTTGCTGATAAACTCTCGGTCTTTTAGTAGGCATAAAATCAATCGGTGAGATAATTTGAGAAAGTATTCTCAATAAGGATCAACGCAAGTACAATTAGACATAATCACTATTTTACGCAATTAATAGTGTCATACTACACATAAAAATAGGTAAAACATAACATATTTAATCTTTTGTCAGAAATCACATACAAATTTTTGCCTCAGACAGGGGGGGAGGGGGTGCGGTTCGGCGGTCTGCCGGCCACCGCGACCGATTGTGTCCCATAAAAAAATTCTGACAAATTGCCCACCCCGAGGTTACTCGCCCCCCTGATTCTGCTACAATCGGGAATGCCTCTTGACTGGTCACCGCATCCCGCCATTCCCGCCTTAACCAAAGACGAGATGCTGGGAATGACTCCTGAGAATATTTTGGCATACTGGGAGAGGCGCGAGGAGGCGATCAAGCTCGAGAAGGATGATCCATATCGTCATGGCTTTGAACTGGATACCTGGAAGCGGGCAGATGATCAGCTTAAATCGCATCAGGAAATCCTCGTTATGGGAGGTAACAGGGCAGGTAAATCGGAATGGGCGGCTAAAAGGGTAGTTCAGTGTCTCGTAGAGAACCCAGGAACGATCATATGGTGCTTAACGGAAACATCGGCCAATTCAATTCAGTTCCAGCAGAAGCTAATATTTAAGTATATCCCTAAAGAATTTAAAGGATTAGGTAGAGGTAAGGTCGGATATCTGATCTACTCATTGCGAAATGGCTTCACTGCCGGCAAGTTTACTTTGCCTAATCGATCTGAATGTATTTTCCGTAATTGGTCGCAGGATATTTCGACTATAGAGGGTGGAGAGATAGGAGCTCCGCAAACCCCTGATAATCAAACACATAACATCGGATTTTGGGCTGACGAATTGTGTCCCATGCCGTGGGTCGAAACACTTCGCTACCGCACCGTGACCCGCAATTCCAAGGGAATTATCAGTTTCACGGCTGTGGACGGGTGGAACTCGGTAGTGAAGAGTATGCTGACGGGAGCAAAGACAGTGGAATCGGCAAAAGCTGACCTTTTGGATGGTGAAGAGGTTCCCCTGGTCCAACAGCCATTAAGGAAAGCCTCGAGCGTGGTATATTTCCATACGGAGGCCAATCCGTTCGGCGGTTGGTCGGCCATGAAGACACAACTGGAGGGAGAGAAGAGGGAAACGATCCTTTGTCGGGCGTATGGAGTGCCCGTAAAGGCATCAAAGACTGTGTTTCCCGCCTTCTCCGACAAGAATGTCGTACAGGCCAAGGATATCCCTGTTTTGGAGGAGGGAGCGGATGCGAATTGGGTGCTATCGATTGATCCTGCTGGAGCAAAGCCCTGGACGATGGTTTTGTTCGGGATTGATCCGCATGGAGTGGCCTGGGCGGTTAAGGAGTTTCCTGATTTTGACACATGGGGAGGATGGATTGATCTGACGAAGGGGGATAAGGTGAGTGCAGGGGAAGCGGCACAGCCTAATGGTTTCGGCTTAAAGGATTATGCGGAAATCATCCGGCAAATGGAGGGTGATCGTTATGTTGAGCGGATAATCGACCCTCGTTTGGGGGCGGCTAGTTATCAGAAGTCGGAAGGATCTTCCAACATTATCGATGATTTGGCGGATGAAGATTTATCGGTGGTTCCGGCGGAAGGTTTGGACATTGAGACGGGTTTGCAGGCGATCAATAATTTGCTGGCATGGGATAGGAGTAGGGAGATGGGATTGGATAATCACCCGAAGCTGATGATTTCGGATGAATGTCAGAACCTGGTGGCCTGTATGCAGGAGTATCAGGTTGGTGATTTGAAGCATCCGGCCAAGGACTATGTAGATTGCGTTAGAATGTTCGCAGTGGGTAATTTTGAATATTTCGATGAGGAGGAATTGGTGGCAACAGGTGGAGGGAGTTATTGATTTATGGGAAAAGTAAGAAAGTGGAGTAAGATGCAGAGGGACCAGGTGGTGCTTTTGCGTAAGGCGGGTACGAGTTGGCCGAAGATAAGCAAGGAGTTGGGAATCCCCCGTTCGACCTGCATAGGAATATGGAAGGAGGATTCGGATGGGAAGGTGGGATTACCTGAAGCTCCGCAGAAGCAGGTGGAGACGGCGAGGGTGCTGAAGCTGGTTCCGAATGCCCGGTTAATGCTTATCTATTTTGATGATCGGGAGGGAGTATTTAGGTGCGTTAAGAAGCCCGAGGATAATCACCCGCCAAAGTCGGAGGTATATGTCAAAAAGGTCGAGGGAGACGATGATCTGTATCGAATCGCCTGAACAGCAGGACAAGCGGATTGATTTGATGCTACGGGAGTTGGTTGTGGAGGAGGGATTATCTGCATTTGAGGAGGATCGGGAGTGCAGGATTTACACGATTCAGGAGATGGCGGACTTTGTGGGAGTAGGGTTTGAGACGATGCGAAGGATAGAGAAGTCTGCCCTGAGTAATTTTAAAAAACATATGTTAGAATTGGGAGTTAAAAATGGAAAGTAGTGGATTAGAAGTACAGGAGTTTGACGAGAAGGGGCCGGATGTAGATTCGATCAAACATGAGTTCAATGAGGCGAGGGCGAATCTGTCTTTTTGGATGGATAAGGCGGAGCAGGCGAGGGAGTGTCGTTTTAATGAGTGGGCAGGAAAGGATGAATCGGGAAAGAAGAATGGACCTGAAGCATTTCCCTGGGATGGTAGCTCCGATTTAGAGCCTAACCTTGTGAACCCGTTGATTGACGGGGATGTGGCTTTGCTGTCGCAATCGCTTTCACAGGCTAACCTGGTGGCGGCTCCCGTGGAGAGTGGAGATATTACATCGGCCAAGATGGTGAGTGAATTTCTGAAATGGCGGATGGGATCGATGACTGAGTTACAGAGGGAAGCGGCCATCGGTGCTAATTATCTTTTGCAGAATGGAATAACATTTTTTGGTACATATTGGAAGAGGGAGACAACTCGGGTATTTAGAGACATATCGCTCGAGGAGATTGCACAGATGTCGCCTGAACTGGCAATGGCGATCCAAGATCCCGAGATGAAGGAGGGGGTTGAGGAGATGTTCTTTCCGTTGTTTCCAGGGTTAAAGAAGAAGCGGGTTCGTAAGATGTTAAACGAGCTACGCAACAAAGGAGTTTCAAAGGTTCCAACAGAGAAGGCAGTGGTAAATCGTCCTGCGGTTAAAGCTTATGAGTTGGGTAGGGAGATTATTATCGATTCGAATGTGATTGATTTGGAATCCGCCAGGAGCATTCACTGTATTCATTACTACAGCCCCGAGGCTCTGATGCAGAAGGTGAATGAGGGATGGGATAAGGAATGGATTGAGGAACTGATTGAAAACTCGAAAGGATTTTATTCGGAGGAGAGTTATTCAACGGATCTCATGTCGTATGACACCGGCAACTTTTATGGTCAGCAGGATTACGAGGGCATGGTTCGGGTAATCACGACATATCGTAAGGAACTGGACGAAGACGATGTGCCTATATGCACGATTACCTGCTGGGCGGATGAAGCGGAAGGGCATGGGTTTCACAGTCCTATGGAGTATGATGAGGGGAGATATCCCTTTGTTGCGATTACGAGGGAATGCCTTAACCATAGATTGCTTGATTCGCGTGGATATCCTGAACTGCTGAAGAGTTATCAATTGGCAGTAAAGACAGAAATGGATGCAAGGAGAGACAGGGCATCCATGAGTACGATGCCACCAGTTGAGTTCCAAATTGGCCGCCGCCCAGAGCGTCTTGGTCCGGGTGCTCACTTGGCCGTTAGAAGGCGTGGAGAGGTTGGATTCATGGAGATCCCCCGTTATTCGAACGCGAGCATGGAAGTGGAGATGCAGATTCGTCAGTTGGCAGATAAGCTAACGGGAAGGCCGACTGGACCTGACGATGCAGTGGAGGCAAACAGTGTTCGTCAGAACCTGGTCAATCGTTGGCTCGAGGGATGGAAGCAGGTACTAAATCGCATTTGGTGCTTGGATCGCACTTACGGCGGACCGCAGATATGGTTTCGGGTTACCAATAATGAGCAGGGAGCGATGCTTATGATGGATGAGACTGCTGAAGTGTATGATTTTAATATTACATGGAACAGCATGAACCAGGATGAGGAGAAGGTTCTTCAGAAGTTGGATACGATAGGTAAGTTAATGGCAACCTATGATCGTCAGGGCGTGAGCAGATTTGACATTTATCTTCGCAAGGTGATTGAGGCGATTGATCCGAACCTTGCCAATCAGTTAATCATGCCATCGCAGGAGGCTACCACAAAGGAGATTATTGAAACATCGAATGACATCGCAAAGATTGCATCGGGACAGGTTGTTAACGCCCCTGAAAATGGAGCGAATCCACAACTTAGGCTTCAAGTATTACAATCGTATATACAGGGAAGCGAAGCAATACCGGCGACCGATGTGCAGGAACGCCTGCAATCCGATGAAAACTTTGCGAAGAGACTTCAGACATATGCTGGTCAGTTAGAATTTCAGCAACAGCAACAAATGAACGCCAGGATTGGTCAATTAGGTACTGCCCCTGGCAATGTACCAGGCACATCAGTGGCCGCTTAATCGAAAGGAATAATAATATGGCACCTTATGGGAAGGGAACTTACGGATCGAAGGTTGGAAGACCTTCCAAAAAAGCAAAAGCAATGGCTCGAAAGAAAATGAGTCCAGCAAAGAAGAAAATGTTGAAGAAGAAAAAGTGAGTATTACTTACAGGGGAATAACTTTTGCCGGGTATTCCAAGCCCAAGCGAACACCTAATCATCCCACGAAATCCCATGTGGTTTTAGTTAAAGATGGTGGAAAAGATAAGATGATTCGCTTTGGTCAGCAGGGAGCGAAGACTGCCGGTAAACCCAAAAAGGGCGAAAGTCAGGCGATGAAGGATAAACGGGCTAGATTTAAAAGTCGGCACGGAAAGAATATTGCCAAGGGTAAAACTTCGGCGGCCTACTGGGCAAATAAGGTGAAGTGGTAAGATGCCAAAGGACGCTTGTTACAAGAAGGTAAAGGCTCGGGTAAAGGTATTCCCGAGTGCTCGAGCATCGCAACAGATCGCTAAGTGCCGGAAGTCGAAGGGACAGGTTCGCAAGACTGCCAAGGGTACATCGTTGAAAAGATGGGATGCTGAGAAATGGCAGGATACACGGACCGGCAAACCATGCGGTCAGGGTAAGTCGAATGAATACTGCCGGCCAACCAAACGAGTTTCGAGTAAAACACCCAAGACCAAATCGGAGATGAGTAAAAGCCAACTGAAACGGAAAAAGGCTGAGAAATCGAAGGTAGGAATGGGCAGAAGAGTAAAACCCGTAAGAAGGAAAAAATGACATTAGGAGATGCAGTTGCCGGACTCGGCGAACAAACCGAGTGGGTAGTGATTAAGGACTTTATTAAAGAACAGAGGGATATGTGCCTGGTTGATTTTCAGGACTATACTCATGTGGACAATCCACAGAAGCTTGCCCGTTTATCGGGAGAGATCGCTGGATTAACCCGAATATTGGAGGCGTTGGACAATGCCGAAACTGACACCCCATCAGCAGTTTAAAAACGAGCATAGGGCATTGCTCAATCGTTGGCTTGAGGAGTCTGATATTGAAGACACTGAAATGGCAAAGATCGTGATGTCAGACATTGAGGAGTGGCTGGATGAGGATGTTGTCGATTTCGAGTGCGATATGGTGCTCGATGATGATGACGAAGATGAAGAGGAAGGGTAACCTCTACGAGCAGAAGTTTTTTTCGGAAGCCCTTGAGCGTGGACTGGAGGTCTTTGTGCCACTAGGCGATTATTTGCCACAGGACTGCCTGGTGATGAACACGGCGGGGAAGATTTTTAAGATTCAGATCAAGGGGACAGAATCAAAGTCTAAAGATAAAAACCGAACAGGATTAGGCAGATACATGGTCACAACTTGCCGAGGATCGACCGGCAAAGAAACAATCGACTGCACGAAGGTAGATGTCCTAGTGGCCTATGTCGAGGAACTGAACACTTTTTATAATATACCATGCATGGAATTAGACGGAGCAAAACGGATCGGATTGTATCCGCACAACCCTGAATCGAAAGCCAAGCATGAGGAGTACAAGGACAATTGGAAGATTTTTAAAGTCTCCTGAGTAATTTATCCGACCCCCTGTCATAATCAGAGGTGGCGTACCATGTCGGTACGCAGAAACCGAAACCGCAAGAGTGCGAACTTACCAAACGCAGGAAAATGGCAGATACAGAAACAACCGAGGCTTCGGGTAGTACAACAGAAGCAGAACCACAACCAACGCAAAGCATTACGACCCTTGAGGAGTTGACAGCATCGTTTGTCGATAAAGTCGAGGAGAGTGAAGCGAAAGAGGAATCCGAGGTGACCGCCGAGTCCGAGACTCAGCCCACAGATACGGAAGCCGACCAGGATCAAGATGTTCTTTTACAGTCAACCGAAACTGAGGAATCAGAGGAGGAGGAAACGGAAGAGGTAGCGAATGAGGAGGAAAGTGATGAATCTGAGGCGGAGGAACCGCCCAAGGCCGTAGGGAAGCTACTTAAACAGGTAGGAAAGCTCACAAAAAGAGCGAAAACCGCTGAAGAGGTCGTTGACACTCTTAAAGCCGAGATTCAAGCACTAAAAGCCAACCCTCAGAAGCAATCGGAAACCAGCCAGCCGGCACTTGAAGAAGTCCAGGACTTTCAAGCCCTGGAGACTTTGAGGAAGGAAGCACTTGCCGCCAAGAAGTTTGCACTTCAGCACATCGGCAAGGACTTTGTGGAAGTCGATGGAAGAGAGTATTCGGATGATGATATTCGAAACATTCTTACCCAAGCAGACGAATACCTGACAGAGAAGATCCCCGAAAGGGCACAGCATCTCCAGTCGGCGGCACAATGGCAACAGGATACGATTAACACTCATCCGTGGATTTCTGAAACAGTAGACAGTGACATCGCTGAAGAACGCAGAGGCGTATTTAATCAGCTTAAAAGTCAGTATGCTAATGTTCTAAACTCCCTTCCTAATGGCGACTTTATAGCGGCCACACTCGTAAGAGGAGTGGAAGCGATCAAGGCAGACCAGGCGGCCAAGACGGCCAAACCGAAAGCCAAGAAAGTAGCCAAAGCACCTCCACCGACAATGGGAGATTCCAGCCCGCCGGTACAAACTCAAGTCACTCGGAAGACTGCACAGAAGCAAAAGATTTTGGAGCGTAGAAGACTCTCGGAAAACGATCTAGCCGCACTTCTAGCGGAATAAAATTTAAAATCTTAAAATAAGGAATTACTCAAAATGGCTATTGCAACAAGCTACAATGTGACTAGCACCAAGGGTGCAAGGGAAAATTTGGAAAATGTGATGAAAACTGTTTCACCACAAGAAACTCCAATTTACAGTACAATCCCACAATCCGCCGCTCCAAAAGCAACTCTTAATGAGTGGTTGGTTGACTCACTCGCCGATCCAGTAGGATCAGGTGGAAACATCGATGGTGCTGACTTAACTATTTCAGATGCCGCTAACTTGATTGACACTCGTGCTCGTTTGTCTAATCGAGTGGCCACATTCAGAGATATCTTCGCGGTATCCCGTCAAGCTGAAATGGTAGATGTCGCTCCTGGTGGATCTCTTTTCGCCGCTTCTCAGGCTAAGAGTCTTATCCAACTTAAAAACAGTTTGGAAACTGCAATCGGATCAGGAAATGATCAGTCTGCCGGTACTAGCTCCGCTGGTGCTAAAATGTGCGGACTTGGTATTTGGTCTGACCCAACAGCAACAGGTAACACTTTCGACACATCCTTAAAGCAAGGATTCCGTGCAGTAAGTGGTTCCCGTGTT